CTTCTATCAGTTGGGGTACGGTTTGCTTTAAGAATTCCATTCCTGTCCCATCGTTGAAGAGTTTTTACTGATACGCCAAGTAATTCAGCAAAATCTTTTGGTTTATAGTTTGTGACATTTAATGTATTCATAATTAATCTCCTTTCATTATAAACACATTATGTCACATATAAACACATTTGTATATGTTTTATATTACTTAAAAATCCTCCTTTTTAAAAAATTTTAATTAAGTGTAAATGTCCATGAAAAACCATCTGTCGTAGATAATGAAAAGTTATCATTGTATGGGGTATATTTTATGCTAGTTATCTGTGGATTTTGGACAGTATCGGTTAGTGTCTTATAATCTTGTCTTGATATTACATATTGTTTTTCTGATAACAGCTTATCTATTTGCCATGAATACATATTAGTTTAATCTCGTCTCTTCTAAGAATTTTTGAATGTTGTATCTATAATTTACTTTCAATTTCTTCTTCTCTATTTCTATTGGAGTACAAAATTGTAATAAATCTTTTTCGTTGAAAGATTTTTTATCAATACATTCGATTAGATTTAAAAATTCATTTATTTCCAAAAAATAAGTTTTGTCAGACAATCTAAAATCCAGAAGAAAACCAGATATAACATTTTTATATTCTGAAAATTTAAAAAGGCTATCAATTTGATATTTATGTATTACACCCTTATCTTCTTTTGTTCTTTCAAAACTTATACTACTTGTTCCCACACTTTTTAATTCAAGTGTATAAAAGAATTTTCCATCAAACATCATACAATCACATGGAGAATGTTGACTAAATCTTAATTTTGAACTCATCTGAAATGATTGAGCTGCATCGGGTGGGCGATAGTACAATATATTATCTGAAACAGATTTCTTCCAGTTATCTTCAAAAACTTTTCCTATGTTTTTTCTTGGCATAATTTATTTTTGTCCTTTCATAATTTAAGGGAGCGGAAGAGTAGGTTCAATGACTTCCTACTTCTTTCCATAAAAAATTCCCTTACATATACCCATTGAAGTATAGGTAAAGGAATTTTGTTTGGCATAAGACGTTCTTTACTTTTTAGGTTGTATTATATATAATAGATAGCAAATATATGAGGAGGATTTTGCTTATGAAAAAGATATTTTTTGTTTTAACTACATTTATTTTTGTTATGCTATCTGGATTAGAAGTAAATGCAGCATATGATGTGACTGCACCTAAATTGAAAGGTGTTACATTGGATAAGACAACAGTTACAAAACCAGGTATTTTAAACATTACTTTGGATATAGTTGAAGATGAAACAGGGGTTACACGTATTGAAGTTTTATATATGAAACCTGGTGCAACAGGTGATGACTTTTTGGTTGTTGTAGATATACCAAATGTATACACAGGGAAGTATACCGTTTCTGCACCTATTTCTAGTTCATTTAAAGTTGGTAATAACTTCTATATATCAGAAGTTAGGCTTTATGATGCGCAAGGAAATGAAAGTTGGTATGCCGATTTCGAAAATATTGGGAAATTGCGTTTATGGAATTGGCGTACAGATCATTCCTTTAATGAAGATGATTATTGTTATGTTAATCATGGATTCGCAGTAGAAGAAGAATTTGATGTTGATTTCCAATATAACATTACGAATCCCAATATTATTTCTAAAATCAAAAATATGGGAAACGATGAAGTTGGAATGGTAACATATGATACCCAAAATCATGTAGCCAATAAAGCGATTTTTGATGCAATTAAAGGAACAAATAAGACAATTGTATTTTCTAATGATTCGATGCAGTGGGTTTTTAATGGGAATGACTTATCTGGCGAGATAAAAAATATTGACCTGAATATAGATGTTTCGAAAGCGAATGGAACAGAATATAACAATAAAGAAGATGTTTTAAAAATAGATTTTGCAGATAATGGAATATTACCAGGAAATGCAAGAGTCCGTTTAAAAGCTGATTATATGTATACACTTCACAACCTTTCCGATACCCTGTTTTTATATTATCTTGACCAGAAAAATAGTACAATAGAAAAAATAAATTCAAGTGTTAATTACATACTTGATGGTAATGACCATTGGTGCCAGTTTTATGTAAACCACAATTCTAGCTATATAATCAGTTCCGAAACCGCACAGTATATACCAAAAAGAGGAGCGACTGTAAACGATACGAAAGCAAAAGCAACATATAAGGTGACTAAATCGGGTAAAAGTAATGGTACAGTAGAGTATTGTAAATCTACAAATAGTAAGGCAAAAACAATTAAAGTACCAGCAACCGTAACAATCAATGGTATTAATTATAAGGTTACAAGCATTGCAAATAATGCATTTAAAAATAATAAAACTGTTACCAAAATAGTAATAGGTAAAAATGTAAAGACCATTGGTTCAAGTGCATTTTCTGGATGTAATAAGTTAAAGACTGTTAGTATAGGAGCAAATGTAACAAAAATTGGTTCAAATGCGTTTTATAAGTGTATTAAGCTTACCAAGATTACGATTCCGGCAAAGATGACCACCATTGGGAAACAAGCTTTTTCAGGATGCAAGAAATTAAAAACAATTACCATCAAGTCCAAAAAACTAAAATCTGTTGGTAAGAATGCATTTAAGGGAATTAGCTCTAAAGCAAAAATCAAGGTTCCATCTAGTAAGCTAAAGAAATATAAGCAGTTACTTAAGAAAAAAGGACAGAAATCCACTGCAAAGATAACAAAATAGTACTATAGTAAAAAGAGGAATCTATATTGTGGATTCCTCTTTTTCACTACATAGTGCCGATAACTGTGCAGATACGGAAGTTGACATATCTACCAGTTTTTGCAAATCTTTAATATTCTCAAACTCAGTCAAACAGATTAATTTACTAATATGTTGAAGAATATTCTCCATACATTGTTTATTGACATTATTATTCATAAAATTCACCATTTTAAGTTATCTTTACTGACCATTATTATTTTCAATAAATTGCTTAAATAACTGATGCATACCTGTACTCCCTAAACCACTAATCATTCCACTCAATACAACCTGTGGTGTGAATGTCCAGTCGCTAATCCATGCAGCCAGAATAACGCCAAGTATAGTACAAATAGTAGGGATAAACTTGTTATCAACGTCCTTAATCCATTTTTTAACAATATAGCCCACACAAAGGCATATGCCTAGCACAACTGGTAACATATATTCGTTTAAAAATTCCATGTAATTTCCTCCTGGTAAAATTGTTTTTCTATTAAGTTATTTAGAATATACATTGCTATAAAAATCAGCTAAAACACGAAATAGTTCTTCAGTCTTTTTAAACTTCCATGTCGTCACATTGTCAATTTCTTTAACAAATGTATATCTTAGACCATGTTGTATTAAATAGTTGCATTCGTCCCACCAAACGCAACTATATTCTTTATCAATTTTTATGTTATTCTCACCTCACTCGTAAAAAAATGGGTAAGAAATATACAATCAAATAGATTAGCATATAACTTACCCATAATTTATACACTAATCTATTCTCACTCGTAATATTTACATTCTTCTTTTTGATGATTAGGAATATATTTATCCTTATCAGAACAAAATCTTTGACATATGCACAATTCCTTCATTTCTGTTTTTGCTTCTGAATCCTTATCTCGTAGTTTGCAAAATAACATAATTTTTCCACTACGATTTACAAATTTTTCATAACAGTTATTGCACATACAACCACCTACAATTCACATGAGAAGTTTGGTTTCCCGATTTCTCCATAGTATTTTATTGTCACAAAATCAGATTGAATATTATTAATATTTTTCAACCGAATCCCATAACCTTTAAAATTAATATCCAATTCTTTTGTCTGTTTATTGTAGGCTAAAACTTTACATTTTTCAGTCTTGTATCGTTTAGATACAGGTTTCTCAACTGTAATGTTTTCTTCTATATTTCCTACTGTTTCAACATTAGTTATTTTTTTTGCCATATTGACCTCCTTTATAAACAGAAGAGTGGCACACTAAATACCACTCTCCATAAATTTGTCATTAGGCAACAGTTACCTTAACCACGTCCTTAATCTCGCCATAATCAACGTTGATGTAAGTTGTTCCGGCACCAATACCTTTAACTACACCATCAGTTACAGTAGCAACTGCTGCGTCTTCTGATGTAATCGTGCAGTCGGCAGCATCAATTCCAACATTGCTATATAAACCACCCTTAATGCCAATAACATTAAGTGTTTTGGTCTCATCAACGGCAAGGGAGATAACCGCAGGAGTAACTGCAATATCATTTACTGTAATTGTAGACTCAACGCTAGGTACTTCAGTAATGTAAGCATAAACGCTGCCATCAGAACAAGAAGCACCTTCTACTGCTAATGCGTCGCCATCAAGTTTTGTGGTTGTATTTCCACTTGCTTCAAGAGAGATGTCAAATGTACCGCTTAACTGGAATGAAGGAACTTCAATCTGAACCTCGCCAACCTTACCCTTCTTGTTGTTGTGCTTATCAGCAGACATTACAAGACGACCTACAAACGGTGTAGATTCTGCGTCGATAGTGACTCTCTTAACATTTGTATTGTACTGATATGTTGCAAGAACCGTACCATTTGCTTCTCCAACAGTAATAGCAGAACCATCAGGAGTTACTTCTACAGTAGAACCATCAGTATTCTCTACGTATACTTTGCCAGTAGGCACTTTCTTTAATGTACCAACACCATTTGTAAGGGTTACACATTCTGCAACTGCGAATACTTCTTTAAGTCCTTCAAAGATTGTAGAACCAACATTTGCAGCAATATATGCAAGATTCCATTCAGCCATCTCAATAGATGGTGCTAATTTTCTACCATACTTATATTTGTATAATGTCTTGTTTCCCTTACCACCTGTAATTTCCTGATCTTCCATTGATACAGAAATAGATGTATTAAGAGAAGTTGTACCAGTAAATGCCAACATATCATTTACAAAGAATGCAACGTCAGCAGTTGATACTAAAAAATCTTTAGAACGCTCATTTTTAGTATTTCCCATAGTTTAATTTCCTCACTTTCATAAAATAATTTTATTTATAAAAATAAGAAGCACGATTTATTCAATCTTACTCCTTAATTCATCCTCGTCGGTTTTGAGGTCTTCATATTTATCTGTTACTTGGATACTTGTCATCCAATGTTGAATTGGTTCTTTAAAAGTAACCATTCCACTCATTTGTCCAGAACGACAAGCTTCATATTCTTCGTGTTTGTTGATACGTTTTATATATCTCCAAAATTTTCTTATAGTCAGATTTGATACATATTCTTCTGTGACTTTCATACCAATTATCAAAGAATCTATGTAATCCTCAATATCTGCTTTTTCTTTATTTTTTTTTGCTTCAAATTCTCTTGCTTTTTCCAATGCTTTGACAGTATCTATATTCATAAACTCGTCAATATCAAAGTCTATATCGTTTTGAATAATTATGATTTTTCTTAAATCACTAAATATTTCATTCGTTATTTCAAAATCATTAATATAAAAGTCAAGAGTAGAAGTGTTATATTCAATTTTTGTATCTTCTCCGCAAACGAGTTGAAAAATTCCTATGATAAAATCATAGTAGAATGGAAGTAGTGGCATATTATATTTTTGGGCAAGTTCTCCGTTGCGACAAGCATACTTAATAAAATCTAAATATTCCATTTTAATAAGTTGTTTTTCCTGGAATATAGAATCTTTTCGCAAAGTTAATGCCATTTGATACTGTTGAAATGTAATTATATCTTTCATTTTGATAGGGCAAAGAGTTATATGTTCATTATATTTAATCTCTTTATTAAAGATGATAAAAGGGAATAATGACTGTTTATTAAATTCCACACTCATCACCACCATCGTTATAGTTAGATATTTTGTATTTTAAACACTTGCCATAATACTTTTGGTTTGGACAATACATGGTTACATATCCTCTCTGTGCTGGTTGAACATCGCCAATACCAGCAATCTTGTCAGTACCATTTAGAATCCTATCAACAATATCGCATAACACATCTATACGATTTGCATATGTACTTGCGAAATACCCCATATCCTTAACTTGTTCTACAGTTGGGACACTTTCACTTGTAAGTCTTACTAATTTCTTAGCTGTAAAAATACAGACATATAAATTAAAATCAGTAAAGATATTATCTCTTACAGAATCAATGTCGGTTTCTACAAAAATAAATGTTTTTTCTTCTTTAGTTGTATCATCAACAAAATTATAGTCAAAGATGTGACCTTGTTCCTTCCATTCTTTTCCGTTGATGAACCATTTTCCACCAATAAGAACATCAATAATGTCTATATCTTCACATTCACTTGGATGAGGATCTATTAGTTTAATCAGATTTTTGTTTCTGAGTAGGAGATTAATAATCTTATTTTTATAAGATGCTGCATAATATAGATTTGCCATTTAACCACCTCCTATACAATATCCACAACAGTTATCTCAATCTCTGAAATAATTGCACTGTCATCTAACTTAACTATCTGTAATAAAAAAGATTCTCCAATTAGAGAATCATCCTCAACATATAATTCAATTCCATTCCCATTAACAATCTGACTTACATCAAAATCGCTCACTACATTCCAACTATATAATGTATCGTTCCAATTAATAGTATTACCATCTTCGACTGATAGAATAGCAGTATAAGAACGTGGAACACCACATCTTAATTCCTTCCTTCCCTGAATAATAGCACTGATTGAAACTGTCGTTTCATTGGGATTGGTTAGAGAGGGTGGAGTAGAAGTGGATGGTTCTATGTAATCACAAATCCGCAATTCTTGATTATCTGTTTTATGATTAAATTCGGTTTTGTCAGCAATGAAACTTAACAAATATCCCAACCCAGAAGCGTTATATATAACATCATCACTACGAGTTATCTTAAATACCTTTGTAGGATTTGATGGTTTCATATCTATAAAAACTCTTTTACCCTCAAGTTCAAACCCTTCTTCGCAATAACCAATCAAAACAGTATAGTTATTAGAGCTAAGTACAATTGTATTATTTCCATTCTCCCCAATATCGTACTTGCTGGCTGATACAATATTTGAGAAACGCTTAACAATACGTCCATCTGATAGCTGCCATCTCAAAAGATAATTGCATTGAATCATCTTTCCTTCATAATGTATTCCATTTACATCAAATGAATTATATATAAGCCAATATGTATCATCTTTTGTATCATGAATGTATTCACCTATTTTTACTGGATTGTCATATGTTGTTAAAAAGTTCTGATAGTTACCATTTAATGAACTGAATTTTCTGCTATGAATACGTAGTTTTGCAGGTCTATCATCACACTCTAATACCGGATTCCAGAAATACATAGTAGGAGAGTAAGATGAATCATTTTCCAATTCCTCAACTAACAGATTTTGTCCATCACGAATCATTTCTTCTCGTATAGTATTTCCACTCTGTTTAATCCGTTCTTTCATAAGTTGAAGGCTCATTTTTACACCTTCTTCCTATTAGAAACTAAATCAAATAATTTTGAATCTTTATACGATTTGTTGATTGCTAACTGGTCATTCTCTGATTTTAGAAGAGTTCGTAATTCCATAACCTTTGATAATTGTTGCGGAAGATTTAACGATTTGAAATCCGCACTAGACAGCCTTGTTTTAAGTGCGGCACTTGTTTTTAGATAATTACTATCCAAATACTCAATCACCATATAATTGGCAAGCATTTGTTTTGTATTAGGTTCTAGTTGTTCCTCAAATTCCTGCATTATATCATCTCTGTCCAAAGACTGAGAACATGACTGAAACTGGCTACAAGCTGAATCTATATAGCCAATAACAATTTCTGTTGCAATATCTTCTGGCAGACTCGAAAAATCATAGTCTTTTATTTTATTAAAAAAGATGTCAACAAGTTCTGTATATTTGGTATTAGCCATATATTTTCACCTGCCTTTATTACTGTTCTAAGATTTCTTCAAAATCATAAGATAATCGTTTACTCAAAAGTCGAATCACATTAATGTCAACCAATGTTTTATTCTTAATCATCTGACTTACTTTAGAGACAAGAATGTCTCTCATATTTACTTGTAATGCAGTATCAATAGTTCTTTCGATAGTTGCAATATCTGAAGCAAATACCTGTTTCAGATTATTGATTTTCGCAACATTTTCATATACTGGTTTTAATCTAAATTTCTTAATGGCACGTTCATCCATAAGAATAACTAAAGGTCTATTTAAGAAATCCCTCTTATAATTGTTCATCTCGTTCAAATCAGCAACGGTCATGTATTCAATAGCACCAATCTGATTCCATCTGAAAATTGCATTGTTTGTACGAGATTTATATGTTAAACCACCAAACGTAATAGATTTAACTGGAATAACAGTATCAATAGGTAAATCTTCAACAATAGAATCAATACCGGTATCAACAGACTCGTCTAAATCATCAATAGCAGAAGTAATTGAATCCAATAAAGATTCATTTTTCCCTTCTTGTGGCATAATTATAGGAATTGGTTCTGTTGCTTCCAAATCATCATCTTCAATTACAGAAGAGATAGTAGATTTAGTAAATTCTGCTTCTTTAATCTTTTCAATCAGTTTCTCTTTACCAATATTACCCACTTTGATTTCCAATTTCTTTGCATATTCTTTTAATTCATCTAATGACATGTCCTCAAAATTCATTAGTTCTTTTCCTCCAAATCTTTCACATTTTTATTTTCCAATGTTTTATAGAATTCTCCTAATGCATGATATAGTGCGGAATTCTTTTTGTATTTATAAATAGAAATAGTATTTACTACTTTTACAAATTCATATCTAATTCCATGTTCAGATAACCACTTAACTTCTGACCTATAACTTGTTGCATATTCTCTATCAAACGGAACTCTATATTTTGTTCTATTTTCTTTATCGCTCATAATTACCTCTAAAATCCACCTAAAAATAGGTATTAAAAAACACCTATAATTAGGTGGTAGATTTTACAGTATTTTATTTATATTTTTAATTAGACAATTTCATAACGACCAGTAAGGTTATCACAGATAACACCACAGCCCAAACGAACTTGTACCTGACTATCTACTGTTTGATCATGTGTATCCTGTTCAGATAAGTCTCTAGCACGTACATCTCCCTCATAGAAGAGTTTGACAAGTTTAGAATTAGCAGGTAATACATGAATAACATTGTTATCAACCTTAAAATCATAAGTTCCACGAAGAAATGTCTGAGGAATAACAACTGCCTTTGCAGGAAGTCCAATATTTTCTACAACAACACCATTTGTAGCAAGTTCTTCTTTCTGAGAATTTGCAATCCAAGCAGTGTTGATACCTTCTGCAATATTTGCAAGAGCAGTTCTAGTACCAGCAAGAACAACTTCTTTCTGAGAAGCAACCTGTACTCTCTGAATAAGGTCATTCATAAGACCTCTATCATAAGAACCTTTCTCCTGAAAAGCAGAAGGAAGATACGTTCCAATACCATTGAAAGAAGCATAAATTCTTGCATCAATCTCGTTCTGGAATCCCTTCTGTAACTTAGCAATCATTTCAGGAAGAGTAACAGTACCTTTTAAGAATCTCTCTAACTCGTCATACACACGAATATAAATCCATTCAGTAGATACAGAGAAAGATTTCTTACCCTGCAATTTCTGACGGTCTGTATCCCAATGATTACCAGAAAAACGAGAGGCAACAAGAATAGAGTTATCTTCAACAACGAATTCGTTCTTATCTCCCAATGCACCATTTTTCACTTCTACAAACTGATCATAGAAACGAGAATTCTCCCAAGCAGTAGGAAGGTTGGTAGAAAGAACGGTTTCAATTACTGTATAAATTTCGTTCTTGTGATTTCTAAAATTCTGCCATGTGAGCTTGTCCTCACCAAGAATTTCAAAGAATGCTTCTCTGATTGCCTGGTCTGTATATTTGGATGCTTCTGCATTGAACAAAGCAACCTTATTAGTCAAACTGTCATTCATTAATGCAGTTAAATCTCTTAAATAATTTGCCATTTATGTATCCTCCTTCAATTATTACTGTACTTCAATTGTGTATTTAACATTTCTAGTATCAATTGCATACCCATATTCATTTGTAGAGTCACCAGTAACTTTTACACCAGCAGAACCAATACAATAAGGGAAACCAATTTCCTCTACATCTACTACCTTTAATTTAGTAGCATCAGCAGCCTTTGCATAAGCACCAGCAGTAAACTCAACAAAATCACCAACCGCCAAAGTAACTGTCTTAGGTAAATTACCAATCTTAAATTTTCTATCTTTCTTGAGTTCATATACTCTAAAAGCAACACCAGCCTTGTTGATGAAGTTCTCTTCATTCTGATCTGTGGTAGAAGCATCATTATAAGACCATGCAGGATTTGCTACTAAATACATACCTCCACTATAATCATCAAGTGCTTCATAAATACTCTTTTCACCAGTTACTAAATCTCCTTTACCTACAATCGCACCGTTCTGAACATCAGTGGTAGACTGTAAAGAAAAGCAAGCACAACCATTAAGGTTAGTTGTTTCAACTGTCATATAATTTGCCATTCTAAATTCCTCCTAATTATTTAATATATTTGTCAAGCAAATGACCATATTTGTTTTCAACTGTTTCATTTCTCTTACCCATAACACCAATTTCGGTAGGATTGTAAGAGAAGTTCTTCTTTGTCTGGTTTTCCATCATGTACTTACCAACCATAAGAGTAAGTTTCTCATTCAATTCATCTGTTGTTACATCAGCAGGATTACACTTAGCCTTGTAAACCAAGAATTCAGAACACTTACCAAGTTTTCCAGAATACTTCTCAAAGATTTCCTTAACATCAGCTTCATGCTTATCAGCTTTTGCCTTTTCTTCTTTTGCTTCATATTCCCCAAGTTTCTTCATTGCAACTGCATAACTAGCAGACAAATCATCATAAGAAGCCTTTAATTCTTCAACCTTCTTATTGAATTCAGCTTCTAAAATAGAAGTGTTTTCTTTTGTCTTTGTTTCAGCATACTTTTCTGCCTCTGTATCAATTGCAGACTTAATATTGAATTCCTCAAAATTTTCATCTGTAATCTTATCTGTGGCAGACAGAGACATTTCAGCCTTAGAATCAAAGTCAACAACGATGTTTTCTGCATCATCTTCTGTAGTAACTGCATAATCAAAACCATAAGGTTTATAATCTTCCATATCTAAAGCAAATACTTTAGAATCTGTTACATTCAAAAGCTTGTACTTGTACACATCTGTTTCACCAATCTTCTCGGCTGAAAGAATTTCTGTAAATTTTTTTAAATCCATGAATTTCTTTTCCTCCTTATTTGGTTCAGTATTATTTTTTTTAACAGTGGCATTAGTACCATCTGTTTCATACTGTTTTAATTTTTCTAACATTAGTTCAAAATTTTGTTTGAATTTATCTGTATCAATAGAAAAAGCCTTCATTTTCTCAACTCTACAAGATGGAAAACAAGGGCGTACATTTTTTGATTTGTCATCAGATTTATTAAGTAAACATAATGCACTAAATGTAAAATCATCTATTGCCAATACATCATTATCTTTCCAATGGTATTCATTAATTGATAATTCACAGCTTTGGTTAAAATAAATATCATCACTATAAGCTGCGTCCATAATGTTATATCTTCCGACCCATAAAATGATCTGACACGTAAGATATGTGTTTATTGTTTCCCCATCAGGCTCCAATACTTCTTCCAATTTCAAGTCAGATGACTCTGGTATAACGCCAAATGGAATACACTCATTTACAATATCAAATGAAGTGTTTGTAATAACCCATTTAGAATCATGTCCACCGACCCTCCATTTATTGTTATCATCTGGGTCACGATACAAATGCGCTACGACTGGTTTATTATAAAATTCACCTCTTGCCATAGCTTTTTGAACAGATTCTAATGTAATATCAGAACCATTAACATTATCACCAGTAGCAAGCATATAGCATTTACATCTGATAAATTCCTGATTGACAATCTCAAAATCAGATAGTTTTGAAGTAAATCCTAATGTCTGATTTTTATTAAATTTCAATTATTGAGTTCCTCCTTCCTTGTGAATTTAGAAACAAACATTTTTTTGCAATAAAAAAGAACCTTTTTCAAATTTTGAGTTAAGTTCCTGCATAAGTTCATTCGTCTGTATAAATACAAATACTTCTTTATTGTCGATGTTTCTTGTTGTATATTTAAATCCAAGTGATAGAAGAGTATCAGCTTGTGATTTATCCAATATTAATATTTCTCCTATATTAATCACCTGCTTCCTAAATCCTGTTATCAGGATTATTCGTATCATTTTCTTTGGTACGTTCACCACTAGGAGTTAAATCACCATCGTTCTTTGTAGGCGCACCGCCTTTATCAGAATCATCATTAGACTCTGTATAACTACTACGAAGTGGATTCCACAAATCAAATATATCTTTAAAGATTACTCCTTCAATAACAGAATTACCAAGCATAGCAGTAGGAGATAACCCACTAGCAGCACATAGCCTTGCCTTATTTGGTAAACTTGCTTGCGATAATTTCAATTCTTCATCAATAACTTCTATTTGATTAAAAATTGTAATATCCAAAATTTTATAAACAAATTGATATGATGAATATATATAATTACGAAGTTTCATTTGAAGACTTACCCAATTTTCAAGCATTCTATAAATCCTAAATATATCAGCACTATCATTTGTAATAGATAATTTTAATTCAGAACCACTAGAAGCACCTGACATAAGAGCTTCACTAACACCTTGATTCGCATACATTTGTGTCGTTGCATCTGCAACCTTATCCCTATCATCAGAGTTACTAGACGAAAATTCTACCGACTCAACATCACCAGGATAGGGGAGTACCCCAATATTTTCTTGAACTACATTTAAAGCAGTAACAATAAATGGTTGCATAATCGGATCATCCATTGTAATTTCCCCGTCCTTAGTGGGGATTTTAAGAACTAACAGTTTATAAGCATCATTAACTGCCTTGCTTTTAGCCAAATCCTTATATTCATCAATCAGCAATATATCTGCTATCATAGGGAAAAATGGTGGGAATAAGTGTAAAAAGTTATTATTATATTTAATACAAAACCCGTTTTCATATGGGATATCAACAAGATTATTTTTTGATAATTCTTTAGACTGTTCTAATAAGTTTTGTAATTCAGCAGGGAGAGTATCATAATATGTACTTGATAAAAGGCTTCTGTTGATTGCAAATTCAAAAATATTTCCATTCACAATTTTTCGAATTTCACAATAACGTGGGTCAAGGAAGAAATATGATATATCTAAATCAGTTTCTACAACAAATGCAAAACAAGCATCATTTAAAAACATTCGTTTAGTAATATCATGAATATTATTTGACAGATTGAATTTACTAGATTGTGAAGCGAATTTGATATAATTCTTTTTTAATGTATTTTCATTTACTTTAAAAAAAGAAACATCGGTAACTTCCGTATCAATGTAATGATTCAATTTTGGCATATTAGAGAAGTAATCTACTAATCTACGCATATAACCAGACTTCTGATACATATAATCCATTAATCTTAATATCTGAGTCCCATATCTTCCTGGATACTGACACATGTTGATAATCTGTTGCCTTGAAAATCCACAGATACGTTGTGAACGAATTGATTTATTGAGTGCAAGTTCATTTAATACCAAACGTTTAATAGCAGAGTAGTCTACATTCTTCGTTTTTCCAGAAACAAAATTATTAAATGATTGTTTATCTGAATTATATACACTTATTGCTTGCTCATCTGTTATCACTGATTTGTTCTCATTTTCTTTTTCTATATTTCTCACCTTCTTCCTAATAAGATTTTACGATTGATGGTTTACGTGCCATTGAGAGGATAGTGGAATGATTAGATTGCTTTTTCTTGTAAATTTTATTCTTGTTTTCATTCTCTATTTCACAGCATATGCTTAATCCATACATTAAGCTTGTTGCTCTATCTCGTTTTGTAGATTTAACAATTCTTGTATATGTCATTTTCTCTGCATTTGTAAAATCTTGTTTAATATTACTCAACTCACTTTGAAGAATATCATGTTGTATGTATTGTTCATATTCATCTAAAGTGATTTGATTTGTTTTATATAACGTATCAACTTCCTCTGATTGTTTTAATAATTCAAGGCTATTATTTTCAAAACATGCTTTCATGTATGGATAATACAGGTTGACAAAGTTATTCATACCATGAATAGCACGGATAATAGGTAGAGCACCTTCGATAGTTTTCATGCCAACTTCATCATCGTCTTGTATTAAAGGCGGATACTCGGTTACTTTTCCCGTACGTTCATCTCTATATTCCCAAGACTCATAGAATAAACTTGGTAAACCAGCACCAGCACCCTGAGCATCAACCAATATTCTTTCTGTATTAGGAAATTTTAAATGTAATAACTCTCTTAACATATCTCTTTGCTTATTTAATGGCATACCATTTACAACTTTTGTATAAACAACTTGCTTTAGGAATGTCCCATCCGGTTTTGGTTTTAATTTAATTACATGAGTACAAGCGTTATCTGAACCCTTTGCATCTGAAACGGCAACGTCATGTGTAATAATATAAATAGAATTTGACTTCTTTGGCTGTTCCAATTCTGGTCTTTCAAGAACCCTACATTCATTTGTTAATTCATAAGGGAAATAACTTTCACCACTAGAACCAACGAATACACCTTCATACTCATAAGCAAATTTATCTTTTGTCATAGATGGTTTAGATAGCTCTTGTTCAATATCATCTTGACTAAATAATCCAGCTTGTATACCAACTTGATATGGAAAACACATAGCAATGTAATTTTTATTGCCAGAAATCATTTGCTCATAATGAAATTTAAATCGTTTATACAAAGAACTTGTTTTAAGATAAGCAGAAGAAATAAAGATAACTTTTCCTTTTTCATCTTGATGCCATTTTAAAGCATTTGGTCGTTTTGTTTTAGTCATAGGAATGAGAATAGTTTCTATAATATCGTCTTTAACAAGCCTAGCTTCGTCAACAAGTAAATAATGAAATCTCCATGAACGTGCCGATTCGCCTCCACGATCCTGTGCAAGAGTGATAGCACGAATTTCAGATCCTCCTTTAAACTCAGCATAGCAATCGTCAGCACCAGTTCTAATAGGAAAATTTATTTCTCTTGCAATAGTCTCATTTTTTATCAATTCACCTTTTAGTTTTTGAATGATCACGTTACGGCTCTGCTGCGACATACCGCTAGCTATACCACATTTTACCCCCGGATAAAGAATAGAAACACATACATAAAATAGACATACAATCCAACTCTTACCTAATCCACGACATGCAATAAGACAGTTCATCTGCCCTCGTCCTAATGCTCTAAGAATTACCCTTTGGAATGGAAAGAGGTCTACATGAAGTATATCAATACAAAATTCATCGAGATAATATCTGTAATATGAAAAAAACTCAGTCCATGCTTCATAATCAATAGATGTTTCATTGATTGGGTCGTTTGAATAAGTAGAATCAAAATCTTCTGAGTGTTGTTTGTCGTAAAGCTGTTTTTCTTTTGCTTGTTTTCTTTCATATTTATCCATACAAAACACCATTACAATGATTTTGTGATAGTGCTTAAATAATCTATCATTTCATCAATCGTATCTTTCTTTAATGGTTTATGTTCTGGAATCCAATTATGGGCTTCTACCATAGCAGCAACTTTAGAAAAACTACTTATACCAACATCATTTACACTTCTCGTACTTTCACTGAATTTTGCAGATTTTGAAAGAGTATCAAATGCTTCTCTGGCATTTTTATATCTTGCATCAGCTCCATCGACACCGTTTATCATTTCATCAAAAGCCTTATCCATTTGAAGACTTGCTTTTGCAATTTTTCTAGCATAATCGCGATGATTTTCGGTAATAATTTTATAGTCTCGTTCAAGACCAGTATAATAGCTGTTTAGATAATCAATATCTTTCTGGCTATATTTTCCCATCCACTTATCATCATATATAAGTTCTTCAGACTCTTCTTGAATCACTTGTCTCTCCTTCAGTGGAGGAGAAGATACATAGCTATAACTATTTTTGTTTTTAATTACATCAGAATATCTATTTGCTAATTTTTCTTTCTTCTGTTGCGCATCTACATTATAAGTTTTATGACAAAAGCCATCTTTTTCAGAATCAGCAAAACTCCGGTCTTTATTTTGACGTAACGTATTTATGTTTTTAAAGAAGAATCCAACTATTTTCCTTCCTTGTCGTGCTATTTCATCATCAGATAAATACCCATTCTCTGACTTTGCTTGTAAAAATGCTGAATCTAATTCATCAGAATAGAAAGGTTTATCCAATCTCTGACACATTCTTTTTAGTTTATTTTCATTTACAGTCCCATCTTCATTTACTACATCATCTTTTACACATTCGATACAAAGTGGAACACAACTTTCAAGTGCAAATAGAGGGCTTGATGATTTATAAAAGCTTGTGGCAATATTTTTTTCTTTTCCACATATAGGACAGATTTTCTTTTTTGTTACTTTTTTAGTAGCGATAGTTGCCACCTTCTTTCTTAATTTTTTGCATAATAAAAGACAGCCATGAGAATGACTGCCTGAGCGTCAACATAAGATGTCGAGAACCCAAAGCGATTATTCTAATGGATTATATTGTTATTTTGACTTAAAAATTATGTTGACAAGTTGACAAATATATGTTATCCTCTACTCAAACGCAGCTTATAGAGATAGCTGTTGAAAACGGAGGTAAAATTCACATAATAAATTTTCAAAACAATATATAAGTTGTTAAACTGCTAATAAGTGGTTTGTTTTGGCTTTGTAAATGTTTTGTTGATTTATTTGTTGGTGAAGAATTTATCTCTTTTTTTATTCTCACATTCAAATAAGTCAACAGTAATTTGATGAATTTGAAAGTGGGTGATTTAATGTTTACAATAAATATAGAAAGTAATATAGTAATTTGTGTTTTTATTGTATTATCATTTATTGTTATCATGTATTACATAAAACGTAAATTTGATTCAATAGACAAATACAATGAAAAAATATTGGACAAACTTAAAACCTATAAGGAAAATCAAATTCAATACAAGCGAAGGATAAAAGATATTTGCTTGTCAAATGAAGAGATAAAAATATTTAATAAAATTCTTAAATTTTTAAGTAATAGGAATAAGGAATAAATTTAATAACCCAATAAACAATTCTTTTAAAACAACATATAATTTTCGGTTTACAATACACAAAACATCGTATATAATGTTTGTTGGGTGGAATAGTTATTCAAAAGATAACTGTTATGGGTGCCGGAGTAAAAATGTGATGAACCTCTTTATTAATGTACAGCATTAAAAGGAGGTATGCGTATGAGAAAATATATTAAATTACTAGAAGTAATTTTTAGATTGTTATTAATTTTGGCTGTGGCATATGCTATTGTCCATATGTTTTAATCATGTTTTGTTGATAAGGAATAATATATAATTATTAATTCAATATAAAAAGATTATATTAAATGTGATTAGATATTTTAAATTTATATATTTATAATATATGACTACTAATATTTGAATTGGAGGCGAATAAAATGCATTATAAAATAATTGAAGAACAATTTATTGAAGAAGAACAATTTAAGATATTTTTAACAAAAATATTTTTCTATGCATCGTTACCTTATGATAAAATATTAGTTATTCAGTGTAGTCCTATTTTTCAATTGTCATTTGATCCAATGGAAGATATTATATACAATAAAAGAAATTTCAATATGCTTAGATTAAATGATTTTTTAAAATGCAATGGCGATATTTATACTACCTATAAAATAAGAAATATTTTTAAAAGTATTAATGATTTTATTACTAATTGTAAATACATTTTCTCTGTTGTATGCAATATTATTTTGAACACATTATTGATTCAAAATAATATACGTATAAAAACAATTAGGATAAGGGGGGATACGAAACTCAAAATTATTTAAATTGTACCTTGACAACCAAATAGTGTTCTTCGCAACGAAGAGAATGGAGGCTTCTATGAGAAACTTTTTATGTAGGGTAGCCATATTCTTGCGACAAAGAGGTTATTCTGTGTATGAATTTCTAAAACAGAATGGATTCTTTGACGAAATGGTAAGAGGAATGGTAAAGCTTGTTTTTTTTATTGTCATTCTTCATTGTTTTAAGCAGGTAGTATGGTGATTGAAAGCCTTAACCTAGTTAATACATAAATTTCTGTGGTACAACCAAATCTAGGTTAAGGCATCTACAAAGATTCATTCTCAACGATGAGAGTTTGATCCTGGCTCAGGATGAACGCTGGCGGCGTGCTTAACACATGCAAGTCGATAAATCATAGTTAAACATTAAAACAACCCTGAAAATTCTATTGAAGATTTTAAAGGAGTTATCAAAAAATGTATGGTTTAATCTGAGATTAAGTGGCGGACATGTGGGTAACATATTCTGACTTAGTCAAGCGTTATCCGGATTTACTGGGTGTAAAGGGTATATCGTGAGATGTTGGATTAAGTCCCGCAACGAGCGCAACCTAAGTTGACTGTCCGAAATAACTTGGGTGATCAATGGATGAATTTAAAACACTATTTGGTTTTTAAAAGAGGGATAATAATTTATTATCCCTCTTTGTTTATAAATCCCAATAAAATGCTTATTTCAAGAATAGAGCAGAAGAGTAATAATACTCAACTGCTCTGTTTTTATCTAATCTGTCGTCTTTGTATACTCAATGGTCACGTATGCTGTGCTGCCAATATAAGTTGTAGAACCTATAACATCAAGTTGTAATACTCCATCATTGAATATTACCTTAACTTTGTTATTGTTAGTTGGGTCACTATAAGGTATACATACTGTTACATTTTTTGACGATTTTGCATTCCCTGTAATAGATATGATATTATCTATATTAAGCTGTTTTATGTCTTTATTGATTGTTACACCAGTTACATCTGTTATTTCCATTGGTATTGTTTTCTTATATAACGGTTTACCATCGATCCAATACCCAATCATTCTCTCATCTGTAGAATAATTGTCTTTACCCTCAATTTTCATAAAATATGTTGGTTCATATTTAATACAATACTGTACTGATGTGTTTGTTGGACGAGAGGTAAAATATTCTGGTACATTATCAGTACCAGCTCTTCTATTAGTCGGCGCTATGTTATATACAGCTTTACCTCTTCCTGTGTCCGAATCTATATTCAAATTATCCATAATATAATCAACATAATTTCCACGTTTTACAAAGAATATATGATCATCATTACTAGGATCACCAACACCAAAATTCATTCCTATATGCTTTGTAGCATCTTGATGAGTACCTACCTTTGCGCCAGCACCTTGATCCGCTCTCGAATTATCTCCAGCACCACGAAGAAACTCCCCTCGTAAATCTGGCACAGCGAATGTAGTCGTGCCATTACCACCAAAGTAATTAGTACTTCCAAATTCATCCTTAAAATGTTGTACAAGATATGGATAATCAGTAATATTATACTCTGTTCCGTCACATATCAGATAATGTTTTGGTGCTGTATTACCCATATGTGCAATAACATGACCTATAGGTGTGTCTTCAATACCATTTTCTGTATTCACATATTCTAAAGGGTCAATTATAATTGATCTATCTTTAATTCCAATAATATCCGTTATTTCCCAAGTTTGTGATCCTGCATCTTGTACTGAGTTCTGAAAGCGTGCCAGTCTAAAAGTAGTTGTATTTTTGAACCATCCGACTATACTACTTTGAAACTGACCATGTGCGTTAGCTGAATCAGTTGCTATATTATATGCAATGGTTATTACAGAACCATTGTTCTCATTCTGCGTGTTTGAATTATTATAATTTATATTCTTTACTCGGAATCTTGTTGTCTGAGGTTGACGGTTTTTACTAGAAGAAGCTATTCTTAATAAAAATTCTATATTGTCATAACTTGAAATGTCCTCTGTTAAAATTATATCCATATTAAGTTCTGTTTTTACTGCTGTTCCTATTTTGGTTGCACCAGCTACTTGAAATGAAATAGGATTTTTCAATAATGAAACACTGCCAACCTCATTTACAGTCTTTTGTGCAATATTAAATTTATCAAATTCACCTGTTAAATCCTTAACATATAACCCATCTGTTTTCTCCTGAAGTGCATTGTCATTCTCTGTACTAACATCAATAGACTTTTCATCTACATATTTCTTAATCACTTTGTTTTGTACCGGATTTTCGGAAGTGTCTGACATTGTGGTATCAATGTCAGTGGATGAAATAAGATTATCAACTTCTGTTTTGTTATATGTTTCTGATTTTTTATAATAATCAGATAAATCAACACTTTCTCCATCGCCACTAGGAATATTAGATATTGCATCATCTACATATTGCTCTGTAGCATATCCAGTTAAATCAACAGATGCATTTTTAATCTCGTCATCTACATATTTTTTTGTTGCCAATCCTTCTATTGTAGGAATGGTTGGTAAATCATTCAAGTCATTATAAGAACCACTTGTTGCAACAGAAGCAAGATCAGTTTTCTTTACATAATCTGCAAAAATTGTAGTCAAAGAAGATGTAGTTACGTATCCAAGCAATAAAGTATCTATATCATTTTTTGTATAATATGCAGATAGATCAATAGAAGTAGAACCTAATGAAGCCCATTGTCCGGCAATGTACATCCACTGTTCATATGAATTATTATCTATTCCTTCATTTACAAGCTGAACCTCCCACGACTAAAGTCGTAGGGTTCCTAGTCAATAACTCTATTGAGTTAAGTATCACTAGGCTATCCCCGTAGTTCCTACGGTTCTTATATATATTATTTAAATACTTAATAATCTTAGTCCTTCATTCAGAATGTTAATGGCAGCATTGACATCTCTATCTAATTCACTATTACAATGAGGACACGTCCATTCCCTAATATCTTCTGATTTTTTACCATCATGATATCCACAAACATGACATATTTGAGAAGAGGGATAATATCTGCCAATAACAGATAAGTTTCTTCCATACCATTGAGATTTGTAAGTTAATTGTCTACGAAATTCAGACCAAGAAACATCTCCAACACGTTTATTCCGTGTTTTATTATCTGTTTCTTTCATAGATTTAACATCTAAATCTTCAATTGCTATTACATCATATTTTTTAACAATATCTGTTGTAAGTTTATGTAAAAAATCAGTACGTTGGTTAGAAATATGTTTTTGAAGTTTTGCAACCTTAATTCTTGCTTTATTCCAGTTTGAACTACCAATTGTTTTTCTCGATAATTCTCTTTGCAGTTTAGCAAGTTTCTTTTCTGATTTTTCATAAAATTTTGGATTTTCAATCTTAATTCCATCAGAAAATATTGCAAAATCGACGATTCCCAAATCTATTCCAACATTTTTACTAGTTTTCTGATATTGTGGCATTTCTACATCTATGCAACACAATGAACAATAATAATGTCCATTTGATTCTTGAGATATAGTTGCATTTAATATTCTACCTTGTGGAACTTGTTTATCACGGATTTTCACCTTTCCAAGTTTAGGAAGTTTTATATGCTTTCCTAAAAATTGCACATTACTACCACTTGTTGTTTTTATAAAACTTGTCCTATAAGATTTATGTCTATCCTTTTTTGATTTAAATTTTGGATAACCACTATGCTCTTTGAAGAACTTTTGATATGCAATATCTAAATCCTTTAAAGAAGATTGAAGAGCAGTAGAGTCTACTTCTTTTAACCATTCCAATTCTTTCTTTAACTGAGTTAAATCATTAGCACATTTATTATATGTAAATGTCTTTTTAGTATCTTTATATAACTTAATGCGTTTATTTAGGTAATAATTATATACATATCTGCAACACCCAAATGTCTTTTGAATTAATTCTTGTTGCTTTTTATTCGGATAAATCCTATATTTGTATGCTTTTTTCACAATATCACCTCATTTCCTAATTACTTATTCTCCATTTGAAAAATAATTTTTCGGGAAATGAGAGAGTATTAAGTTTTTAAATAATATATGTAAGAGTAGAAACTCAAACAATAATCGTATTAGAGGTTGTCGTTCATATAAAGTCGCTACACTTTATACAGTTCTCTTATGAACTTCTTATGCTTTCACATAAGCACAGACTATATCTTCTCCCTCGTCATTACACGTTAGGGGCTAACCACTTCCACACGCTTGTGTGTACTTCCCTCAAGAGGAATAGTCGTTGAACTTTACCTTTCGGTCTTAGCTGCTGATTACCGATTTTTGTAAACAGTGTTTAGGGTTTAACCTTGCACCATCTATCCAATTTTTTCTACTTTCGTAACATTCACGCTTATACCATTCAAGGTATTGCGTTGTAGTTTGAATAGCTTTACGGTTTTCCAGCAATTCAGTTAGTATATTGCACGATTTAACGTGTCTACATACAGATTTCTCTATATGCTTACTATTCTTGCTAATTTATCCCATGGCTAAAGCCACGGGTGTTCTTAGCTTGTTTAATAAATTGTAGTTGCACTAATATTATCAGTAGGAAGAGCAGAAACAACCATAACAGATAAACCTGCACCGATATTTTGAAGCAAATTACCAATCTCATCTTTTGAATAAGTATCCGCTTTAGTATAATAATTTACAAGATTATTTACTGTATTCGTGATAAATCCAATGTCATTGTTTAGCTGAGATAAATTTGTGACTGTTGTAGCATTTGTTACTGTAAATGTTGTACTTGTGTTGTCCGTAAATAAAATTTTATAAGTATCTATTTTACCTGTGGATGATTCTTTGGTGATGGATACTATTCCGTTACCGTCCTTACCAGGTTTTCCGGTTAAAGAATCCAACCATTCTTGCTCTGTCCCAATAAAGCCATTATCTTTAGCAATCTCATATGCTGACTTTCCATTTTCACCGTCTTTACCAGGTTTTCCTTGTATAGCTCCGGCACCTTCGGCGGTTTCTCTGGCATATTTTTTAGCTTTAGAAAGAGTAATTAAATCTAAGCCCATGTTACCCCTCCTTTACATTTCCCACCATTTATGATTTTCTTCATCATAAATATAACAATTTCCGGTATCCATCTCATAAAATGTACTTGAATTTCCAATTCCAATAGTTCCAAATTTCTTAATAGGTTTTTCATCTGTAGACAAACCATACAGTTCCATCCATATACGATTCGGGCGATCTCCATATTTATTGCATGTGACCATAATATTTTCCTCGCTTTCTTAAATTATTTAGTCGATTTTTGCATAATAAAACCGACTTATTAGAAAGTCGGTATATATATTTATATATAATGTGCCTGATGGGACTCGAACCCATGACCCTACGATTAAAAGTCGTATGCTCTTCCAACTGAGCTACAGGCACATAGCAGGAGAGTAGTGGTTACTCTCCGTAATCTTATAAAACAACTTCTGTTTCGCCCTCGAATTTAGTATTGAGGCTTCTCAGTTCAGCTAATTTCTTCCCGATTTCTTCCTGAATACGTGTAGCAAAAAGTTCTGCCTTGGCTTTCCCAAGTTTTTCAACGGTATCCATAACATCATTTAATTCGCTTTCAGGAATCTTAGTTACATCAATAGAGAATACAATATTCATGTCCTCTTGGATAGGATATTCCTTATTGATAATATCTTTCAGAGATACTTCAACCACATCCGTTCCATTTGCCGCATCCGCTGTCACAACAGGATCACCAGTAGAAGAATCCACCTTCATATTGCCAACAAAATTTATGTCACTATATCTTACACTTCTTGGAAAATCTGCAAGTAAATTTCTTTCCTCATCCTGAACGCTTGATGTGGTTCCAAGTTCTGCAACACTAATATCTACTGTCACAATGTTATTTTCAATAGATTTCTTCACATTTAACTTCATTTGATTTCTACCTCACTTTCATCATCTAACATTTGGTTATACATGTTTTTAAGACCTATTATATAATCGCGTAACGTTTTCTTTGTAATAACACAATCCAACTCTGGCATCTGTAAGTTATTATCACTCACAGATAATCTCATAGATTTATTATCATCTGAAGGCGCAAACTGTACTTTAGTAGTCGGAGAAAAGAGTAATTCAATATATTTAATGATATTTCCGTTACTTATTGTTTTTACATCACCTACATTAAGCTGCTGTTCTATGATATCTAATGTTTTTGTCATTTATTCACCTGCTTTCTTTATTGTATTTTCGATTTATAATTAGTCCCACCACTAGGTAACGCTCCTAGCTGTTCATAAGAAGACAGATTTACAGTCTGCCCCGCCTCTTTATCGGTCTATGATGGGAAAATAGGAGAGTGTAGAAAACTCTCCTGAAATGTTCCGTCTTTCCAGAATGTCAGACCGCCCAGCAGTCATTCACTAATTGAAGGTCATTATAACGTTAATGACAACGAACTTCTCCAAATATTTTCAGTGTTTGGTTGCACTCTTATGGTTTCAGTTATTACCATTTACCGACTGTCACGATCAGTCCTCCGCAAAGGATATGGTTTGAGTTTCACAGTGAATAATTCAAGCATTCCAACGAATGCTGTTACCTTTTCTTCCTAATGGTAGATAGGCTTATAAAGCTGTGTATATTTTGTTATATGTAAAAATAGAATATATTAAATTTTAATCATTTAGCATATCACCTCATAGGATACATGTTCTGTCAATATCCAACCAGTGTCATCCAAGCTGGTTTACTTTCTTATTACATTGTCTATCATATTTTATTTAATAACAATGCTTTGAAATTGGAGATTTGTTGGAGTTATTCTTCATCTAAAGAATTTTCAGATTGTTTTGCTTTTAATGCATTGATTTTTTCCATAACCTCAGACTTAGATTTCGGTTTACAATAGAAGGCACGAGTAGTTTCGGTGGATTTGTGATTGGCAAGTTCAGCAGCAAGTGCTAAATCACCAGTTTCTTCATAGACCAAATTCAATCTGCTCTTACGCTGACAATGTGCCCTATAATCAGGAATGCCAACAATTTGCCCATATTTTTTCATTCTATCACCAATAGAATCCCTACTCATTGGTCTCCACTGACCTTTATATTTGGTAATTAACAACGAATCGACTTCTAATTTATCATAATCATCTTTTCGTATTTCCAGCCATTCATTGATTAAATCTTTTGCAGTATCTCCAAATACAACTTCTGTAATATAACCTTCCTTTTCCCTAATTCCGGTAAACATGTTATTTTCTAAATCTAATTTAGAAAGTGCTAATTTTTCTAATGCACCAATTCTGTTTGCTGAATCAAAACTTACTTCAAACAATATTTGGTCTTGAATAGTGAATTTATCATTTAATGCAAGTTCTCTACGAATAGTTTGCACTTGATCCTCTGTTAGGAAATAAGAGTTAATAATTTTTTCTTCATTTGCTTTTTTCATTCTATCAAGTTTTCCATCAAAAGGATGATATTTAACATATCCACGTTTCATAGACCATATATAAAACGAACTTACAGCAGATAGTTTAGTGTTAATAACTTTCTTATGGTTAAGTAATGTTTCTTGACAAAACATAATATAACCTTCCATAATATCAATTGCGTTTTCCATAAATTCATCTGAATATAAATCTACATTATTCCAATTTTCTGCAAGATAAACGCAGAAATGCATAAAGTAATTTTGATATGTTTTGTAAGTAGTGTCTTTTACATCCTTATTCTTAATGACATTTGATTGTAAATATTTCTGATATTTCTTCCAGTTATCAGGATTTATCAAAGATTTCCGTTCTTCTGTAAAATATTTTACTCTTGGTACATGTGCCACGTTTATCACTTCCTTTCGCATATAAAAAGAAGCTAACTTTATGATTAAGCAGCTTCTAACAAAATTTCTTTTATTTTATTATCTATTAACTCTCTATAAGATTCGTCTTCCTCTGTCCAATATGGTATTTCAAGATAAGAATATCCATTTTCTATTGCATATTCTTTTTTATATTTATCTCTCCATTGTTGATATTCAAATTCTTGTTCTACAGTAGTTCCATAATGCTTTGCAGTTAAATATGTAAACCCTGTAATTTCATAATGTTGTTTGCCATGTACTTCAATGATAAGTTTTAATTCTACTAATTCATTATCATAAGGCAGCCTACAATTTGTGTTTGGATTTATAGGAACTATATTACAATATCCTTCGTGTAACATACTATATCCATATTTGTCTTTAATATAATTATCTACTTTTTCTTGTAAAAAAGAAACGCTTCTTTCATAGGTACATTTAGGGCATCTAAAATCATATGTGGTAGAATCACAAATGGTTCTTTCATAATCTTCATGTTTTCTTTCTTTGCACTTCCACCACACTTTTTGATTTGATTTAGGATAATAATCATAAGGAGTTTTTTCGTTTTTATCTGACCACAAATCAACACATTCAGGATATAAATATCCTAAACTATCTTCTTTGCAAATATAACTAGACTGTTTTGAGCAATAACTGCAATACGAACCATGATTTTTAACATCGTTTGGATAAACCAATGATGAAGGATGATAATTTGTCTTGGTACATTTTAGCCATACTAAAGAAGTGCGGGTTGATGGGGCTATTGTAAAAGGATCAATATCATTTTTATCAAAATCCCATATCTGTTTAAATTTTTCTTCTCCATATGTGTCAATCAAATATTGACCAAAACTATCTCTCGGATGAATTTTCATATGTGAGCAATAAGGACAACCGCTACCATGAATTGCCTGGTCTCTTGGAATATAGTAAGAACCATGATAATCTGTATCTGTACACTTTAGCCAAATACCATTTACTTTAGAGGAACCTTCTACATTCCAAGGATCTTCGGTATTTTTGTCATAGTCCCAATATAGTTCTAATGCGTTTTCACCTCTAACATCTATTAACCGTTGAGCAAGAGAACAACAATATTTACACCTTAATTTTTTCTGTGTCGTTTTAGCAGTTACAATATTAAGAGAATATTTACTGCTTGGGTGTTTATTATTTGGACACGTAAAATAGAAATAATTGTGAGAGCAGTATGATACATCTTCTGGATTTTTATTATTTAATTTATAATCCCATCTGTCTAAAAAATCTTGATGATTATTTTCAATACACCAATCATAAAATGTATTAGAACGTATAGTTCCTTTTAAAGCTTGGATTGACTCACGTTGCAAACAACCACAACTTAAAGATTGTTTTCTTTTTAAAGCATTTTCGCCAACTTCTTTAATTATTTTACTACCACAAGTACATTTACAAATCCAATATGGAATATTCTTATTTTTCCCAGATTCTCTACTTTTAGCTTTACCAATAATTTCCCATCTACCTACAATATTGCCTATTTTTAATGAATCGTATTTAATCTTTTTATTTTTCATACTAAATTGTTTATCAAAATTTTCAACAGTAACATTGTTTTCCTTTAATATATCAAGTATTCTTTGTCTATGTGGCATATTATGTTTTTTATCACATTTACTAGATACAGGAAATTCTTTGTATTTTTCGATATATTGATTGTACAAAATAATTAAATCATCATAAGTAATGTCATTAACAGTTTTCTTTATACCATTAACATCTAATAATCTAACTTCGCCAAATTGTAATAGAAATTCATTATAAGTAATGCCATGATTTTTAATAACCTTTTTAATTATATTTTGACATGGCATATTGTGTTCAGCATTACACTTATCAAATCTTGGCACCTTGCCATATTTTTTAATGTATTGATTATATAAAATAACTAGATCTTCATAATTGATTTTTGTTGCTAAAACTTTTCGGTCTTCAACATCTAAATAAATAAACTTTCCCATAATATTTTCCTCATTTCTCCTCATTCAATAGAAATGGGATAGAAGGGTAGCGAATGAGGTTACTAACTCGTCTTGGTAGCTACTCCAAAACGCCTTCTATCCAAAATACCAATGCAGGTTACGATACCACACAACACATCCAATCAAACATTAGCATTGCAGATTCTCCATGAATCACATTGGCTACTATGTATTTCTCCAAACAAAAAACTCACTGCACAATTTGCACAGCAAGTTCTCACTTTATAAATTCTGGCTAAGTCCAGATACTATTTTAATTTACCATCTAAATATCCGTCTAAAATTATTCATCTCTTTAAACATATCATTCATATGTTCCATTTTACGTTCCATATCCTGAATAATCTTTTCTGCTTCACTTGTGTCAAGATTACACTTTAC